ATTACGACTTTTATAAATTTGAAAAAATTTATTGCTTTTTATAGAGAATATGCTATAATAGACTTATCAAATGAAAGAGAGGTAATTGAAATGAGAAAACCCAATATTGAATTTTAAAGAGAGTTAAAGAAGAAAGAATCGTGGACACGAGAAAGTACAGATATTATTGCAATGGTGATGACGCAATTATAAGAGTACCGATTTGCTGTATAGGAACAACTGGATGGCACGATGAAGATAACCATGTGTTTATTTGCTATGAAAGGGATGTAAGATAGGATGTTAGATGTTGTAATAGGCATATTTATCTGTTCTTTATGTACATCAAACAAGATTACTGATTTATATCTTGAAAACTATTATTTATTGCGTAGATTGGAGGAGTTGCAGAATGAGATTGCAAACAATGTTGACGGCGAAAAGCACGATAAATAAGAAATACGCTACTGTATTTGTAACAATCGACAGAAAAACAAGGATTGCATACATAAATGAACGAGGGTATAGGGCACTAAAGAACAGGCTTATACATTGGCAATTTGATAATGAAGAGTTAAGGGCTTTAGGAATATTTAAAATAGAATATAATTAAAGAGGACTATAAGTCCTCTTAATTATTTGATGGTGAGTTAATCCACCAAGCACCTCCGACATAGTATATAGTGGCATATCTACCTCTATAACTTTCTGTATTAACAACTACTACTTTATATGAGTCTTTTACGACACCTGTGCAGTCGTTATCGAAGTATGCTTCAATTTTATTTATACCCAGATAGTCTGAATATTCTTTCGGCAGAATAATTTTTGAACAATCTCCTTTAAATTGAATAATTGTAGGAGATACATCATTGTTTCTAATGAAGCCACGCCCATTTCCTTGTGATGAAGCAATCGGTAGAAAATCTGTAACCCACCCACCTTTAATATAAATAGGATTTTTTATTGTAAATCTATCGGGAATATTTAAAGAGCCTCTTATGTTGATATTGTACGTTTCCTGTGATATTGTTAATTGGTCTGTTCTAAAAGAACCTGTTAAATAAATGTTACTGCAATTTTGCTGTGTTTCAAGCCATTGGTCACTAACGTCTACTGTTCTCGCGTTATTTATATATGTGTAAACAACATTTTTTAACGTAAACCACGTATCAGCACCTTCACACGACACGTCCGTAAAATAAAAACCAGAGAGCATATTAGTTACAAAAACTTCATCAACTCGATTCGGGCAATCTATAAATATTCCATTTGCATATAAGCCACCGATAACGCGTAATTCATTCACCCAGCCGCCCTTATTATTGTTAGTGACATATAAGGACTTTGTTGAAGCTCTTACATCTAAACATTGCAAAGTAACATACTGTGACCAGTCATAACGCTCCAAAGAGGTAATTTTAATTCCGTAATTACAAGTTTCTGCATTGATATACCCAAAACTATAAATAATTTCTTGAGCGTTTTTAATAGAAATAAGAGTGTCTAAGGTTTTATCTGTGAAAATCGTTGAACCAGAAAAGTCGGTTTTGAAATCACTGCTCGAAACTTTTGCATCATTTTCTCCGCCGAAATCCAAAGTTGTTTCTACATAATAATTTCCATGTCCTACTAATTTAAACTTATGCTTTCTTGTTGAATTACTCTTGCAAAGTGTTAAAGCATTATTAAAAGCTACCGCATTATTAGCCGGTTTTGTCGTGTAGTCTCCAGTTGCATTACTAACAACGCCCAACTGTTCCACAGTAATTACACTATTGTATAGCATATTTGCAAACAGTCCGTTTGCGGTTTTTTCAAAAATTCCTGTATCTTCGAACACAGTTTCCGATAAGTAATAAGTTGCACCTCCATTGTCTCCTACTTTATGATATCCTTTTGTGACAATAACTTGTCCAGCTTTGTACTTTGTGGATGTCTTGAGTTCCACGCAAGTATCTACGCTTGTTACAATTCCCAAAGAACTTGTAATAATTGCTTCCAACTCTCCATTATCCAGCATCACTTTTAACTGTTTCTTGACTTCTTCGGAAATGTCTGCTGCTACGTGGTCTAAGAAGTTTTCAATTAGTTCTCTAATCTCTTCCCACTTTTTGCCTACGTCCATCCATTCTTTTACTAAATCTTTCATTTTTTCAATTAACCAATCCAAATTCATTTCATGGAAATTAGTGTACGGAAACACTTCAAAACTCATAATTATTTCTCCTTTCTTAATAAACCGCAAGCGTAAAAGCGTCTTCAAATTTATTTGCGATATAGTCATATATATCAAAGTTAGCAACTTCTCTTTCCGACTGTATCATTTGCTGTGACGTTGTAACTCCAATATTCCCATGAATTTTTCCACTGTGCACCATTTCCCCATTCCCCTGCACAGTATCAGTATCATTGTTCGTGCTTTCTGTACGTGTGTACGGATTAAAGCTTGTGCTGTCGAACGCATATTTACTTTCCGTACTTGTTCCATTTCCTTTCGTACTGGAATTACTTGTACTTTCTGTTCTATCCGTCCATTCTTCTTTTCTGTCGTAATTTTCAATTGGATTATATTTTAAATCCAAAGTTTCTGCAAGTTTATTGAACTCGTACTTTTTCGCTCGAAACCATGCCCGAACTGCTGTTTCCATGAAAGCAGGGTTCGGGTACATGACCTCATTTTCCCCTGCTTTAAAGATTATGACCTCCAACAGCGTTTCGTAATCCACGTTGTTCGGCAGTTCCACACCTTTAATAATTTCGGGGTAATTATTCAAAATTCCCCACAGTGTTATCTTCGTCATTCTGCTTTATCCCCTCCCTAAATTTAACAGACAAGTTAAGTCCAAACATTTCATTGACATTTTCACATCCGATTTTTAATTCTTCTAGCCATTCCTCAGATAGCGAATACGTGTCCGCATTGTTTGCATTAACTTCATCCTTGACCAGTCTTTCTCTTTTTTCCGTGTTTGCGTTTGGAATACCAACAAGAGTGTTAAACTCGTCCATAATCGACTTCTTAGCAATAATTAAATCTTGCACAATGTAATTCTGCTTTAAATTCTGGCTAAAGTAGTCCCATTTTTCTCCGTCATCCTTGTAAAATACAGCAGGATTCCCCGAAATAATTTCGTCATAGATTTTCTTCATTTTTTCGGCTTCTGTTTTACTGTTCACGCCAAAAGCAAAAGCAACTTTAGTGTTCAAAAGATTGACTCCAATAGATTTATCACATTCTGCTAGGAGTTCCGCATAATTGTTTACAATATCCATAATTCCACACCAATCTCTTTTCAGTTTTATAACTTCACATTGTTTACCAATTTTAAGCGTGTAACTTCCTAATATTGGACTAGCAATGTATGCTGTGTTAGGCTCATAATAGATGTCATACCCTGCTGGCGTAAACATTTGTGGGATTACTCCAAAACGATTTGTATTTATCACACAAATTTTACCATTTACATAAATACAGCTTTTAAAATAGTCTAAGCTCCACTCTTTTGGAATAGTCCATTTAAAAACTGACATTGCTTTAGTAAGCAGGTAGCGCTTATAAAACTCAGTATTATACGTCCCCCACGTATGTACTGTACTAGGGTTCACTTTAGTATTGTAACGTGCTATTCCGTCAAAATCTACTGGATAATTACTCAATATAAATTCCTCCATTCACATAATTATTAACTTCTGCAATTTCTTCTTCCGTTGCAGATAACGGAATGCTTGCATTATCACAAACAGCAAAACCACCGCCGAGGCTACCGAGAGTTTGTCTTTTACAGTGTATATACCCCCTATCTTCTGGATTTAATACATTAGCTCGATAAAATGTGGCTGTTAGCTTTACGTCCTTTTCAAAATCCATAATACTTCTACAACCATTTCCGCTTTTTGTTTCCATTTTAGGCATTGCGTTCTGTACTGCACTGTAAACCCCATGTACAGCGTTTACAACACCACCAACGGACGGACGTGCACTTGCAAGACTACCAACACCACTAAAAGCACTATTTATAATATCTGTTTTACTTTGTGCAAGAGCGACAGGGCATCCCATTTGCCCCTCTATTCTTTTAAACACTGTACCAGTTCCACTTTCTATTATGCTTTCATCACCATATCCGAGCTGGCATTGCGCTTTTCCTGTTGCAATATCGACAACAAATTTATATGAAATAACATCCGCACTGTTTATGATGTTACTGTCCAGAGGTATAGTGCCAAAGAAAGGAATGTATATTTCATATTGCCCAAAAGTCCCATTTCTGAAATCTCCGTTGGGGTACATTTTCGGAATTCTAACCCAAAGTTCTCCACTTGTAAGAGAATTTCCCTTTAACGGAACACCTTTCATTTCTTCGCTTTCGAACCATCCGAAGTCAATTTTCTTTGCTTCTTGCAGACTATGTGGAAATGGAAACCACATTGCAGATGTTACATATTCAAAGGGATTAAAAAATGATTTAACTACGTCTTCGGATATTACGCTCGCAAAAGTTTCTTCCGTAAACATAAAATAATTAAAACGTTCCATCTGTCCTAGAGACAAGTCAAAGTAAGTTATTGCTTCTTCTCCATTCTTTCCAGCTATTCCTAAAACAAAAATCCCTTTTGTATCGAGTGGCATACGCCCTGTTTCTATCATAACTTCTGGGTTCGCTTTTGCGATACATTCTCCGTCTACTAAGTCAATAACATCCGACTTGCTCCAACGTTGCACAAACACATCCGCTTTTAAGATATCATCCTTGTAACTCCCCAATACATCCACAGTCATGTAGACTCTGCACATTGTACCGCTTTCCACTACTACATTAGTAATGTAGTAATATCTTTTAAATTCTGCAATATAAGCATAATTGTAATCTGGAATTTTTCCCATGTCTACAAGAATTATAGGCTTTGTAATACTACAAAACTCCTTTAAAGTGCCATGCCTGTAAGAAAGTCCTCCAGAAGCCTGTTTCGTACTATTTTTTCTTTTACTTAATTTATAAAAAATTACTTCCATATAGATTTCAAGGGGACTAACGTCCCCTTTACCCCCTATCTTGTTAATCTAACAGTAGAACAACACCATTTTCTGTAAAGTCATTCCAATATCTGTCTGTATAGTGCCAGAAGATATTATGATAACCCCCTCTTGCATTAAAAGGTGTAGGTGCAGACCACTTGTTGACAGTAGTATAACCCAGAGCTTCTTCATCGAAAATTACACCGAAAAGGTGAGGTTCTTTGATTGTTTGATTAGGCTGTTTTAAACTTCCAGTCTTATCCATATAAATAGGTTTAATATCAATATCACTTGGTTTATCGATATTCTGCCAAAAATTAACTAACTCTAAGTCAGTCATTTTCATGTATTTATCGTTAAATAAATCTGACATCACGGACGTTTCCATTAAATACTGTTGCGGAGCAAGCAGATACAATTTCTGTTTTGAAAGTGGCGTATGACGCATAATCTCTTTTCCAGTAACGTTAGTGTGGAACTTCTCGCTTCTTTCAGTCATGAGATTTGAAATCGATTTAATTCTAGCAACAACAAACTTCATGAAAGACGGAAAATTCTCTGGTTTATATACGTCTTTATCATTTAAAGTCAAACCTGTAAGCTCATTGTATTCTGTAAGCAAGTGAATACGGCTATTTGCTTCATCTGCATTAGCAAGCTTTCCACCAACGTAGTTAAGAATACACATTCTCGCCATACTTTCATGTCCCTGCTCAATCATATCGGAAACATTGCTCATCAACATGGAGATAAATAGTCCAAATTCTTCCTGTGAGGAAAAGGCAACGTCTAACTGGTCTTTAAAAATTGTGGTCTGGCGCTGGAAGGCATTTGCGCCGTAAAAGTTAGTCTGTAATAGAGTCGGCTTTTTAACAACATACATATCAATACTACTTCCGTCCTCCAATTCCTGTCTGTCATCGTCCGTCCAGTCACTATCTGCAATGTTTAATTTGCGTGTGATGTTTCCGAATTTCTGCCTTGACACGTTAATACCCTTAAATTTACGAGAATACGGTCTAACAGAAAAGATTGTAGATGACAGAACCTGAGAAATAGCGTTAATAACAGGGTCATATCCAATTTTTAATGGTAACTGTGCCACTGTTGCAAAATTATTTCCGTCTACTGTTGCCAAAGCTGTGTTTCCTGTTGCCTGCTTAACCACTGCATTTAAAATTGTACTAACTTGATTGATACTTAATTCATTAGCTGGCATTATTTTTCACCTCCAAGAAAATCTTTCATGACACCCTCCACGGTGTCAATCGGTGCACCAACATTCATTCTCTGGTTTAAAAACTGCATATCGGCAAGCATCTGTTTCTGTGTTTCATAAAGCATTTTATAGTCCACATTCGGTGGCATCTGTACTGGTGGCTGACCCTGTGGCTGAACCTGTGACTGAACCAGTGGCTGAACCTGTGGCTGAACCTGTGGCTGAACCTGTGGCTGAACCAGTGCCTGAACCTGTGGCTGTGCTGGGCTAGCCAACTGCATAATCTCCTCTTTCGTAAACCCCACGTTTACTAATTTAACAATATCACTTGTTTGCATTGTTTTTTCCTCCTATTTTTAACAATTCCACCTAAGTATTTTTTCCAAAGGGGGCTTGTCGGTGGTATAATTCCACCCCCATATAAGTATCTTCTTACCTCCATTACTGGATATGGGTGGCGGTAGTTGCTTGTTACCTTTAAAGTTGGACCCCAACCTGAGCCGTGACCGACCTGTTTATTATCACCGAGAAACATTTCTACGTGTTCGCTTTGTCCTCCTAAAGTGCCGTAGAAGATTAAATCTCCACGCATGATTTTGCTTTGTTCCTCTAAAGGTACAGTATGCCAATCGGGGTTCGTGTTCGTCCAAACCAGTTCACCGTGACTTCGCTGGTCTTCCGTCCACGTTCCAATAAAGCTATCGCCGTAGATTTCGAACGCTTTCCACATTAGAGATGAACAATCTGAATGTCCTGTCGGCAAGTTAAAAACTTGTGTTCGCAATACAGCGTCTTGTGAATAAAGGTTCAATCCCTTATGACCGTTGTATTCCACTGTTCTTCCCATAATTGCTTCAATTACTTTTTCCAGTTTTCCACCCACTAAATCCTTTATCAAGTTAAAGTATCGTTCGGCTGCTGTTCCTCTTTGTGGTTGGTTTTCATTCGCTGGTCGCTCGTAAGAACGGATAAACACTCTTGCAAGATTAGTCGGAGTATCAGTGCTTTTAATGTATTCGGCAAAGGACAGTCCATCTCGATTTAGCCACTGTCCTTGATTAGGACTCTGTGTGTCCCATTCGACTTCATACTGCAATCGTTGTAACTGTGCATTTCCGTCTTTGTAGTTAAGTCCTTTACTATTACACCAGTTTATCAATTTTGTTGCAGGAGTCCATTGTGTCAATCCAAAACCATTGCTTGTGTTTCCTTCATTCAGATTTTCCCACAAACCGGGGTTTATATTAGACTCATATTGCATATTACCTAAAGTCCCTGCAATAGCGTTATGTGTCCAACCAAATTCTAAAAGTAATTGAGCAACAATTAGAGCGTTGTTATCCATTTCCGACTGTGATAGATACCTGTTTCCTGCTATCCAAGCCATTATGTAGGC